AACATGAAAGGCAGAGTAATCTGAACCATCACCTCTACTAACATCAGCACTCAACACATAATCTTTAGTGTAATTGGGTGGCTGCCATATCCAAAGGTTACTATCTATTCCTCTTTTTTCTAAGGGATTTCGAGTTTGATTTTCTCTATACTCTTCTAGTATGACACCATCAATTACAGTTTGACCTGAAGTGATGAAGTCACAATCACATTCTTGAGCAGCTAGTGAGGGTCCTAATAGTTTGTCTTGTTCCCTTCTCCACTCTTCATCTCTTTCAGGATGTAGATTCCAATGTAATCTTATAAAATTCCAATCATTCGTTCCATCTTCAGCACCTACCCAAGTTTTATGAAACCAATTACCAACACCATTTGGTGTAGAAAGAGCAATACATTGTCCACCAGTAGAAAGTGTCTGTGAAGCAGCAGCCCATATTGGTTCAATTTTATCAATGAAAGCAGCCTCATCCAAAATTAATAATGAAAGAGCCTCTGACCTACCCGAATCTTCTCCACTTGAGACTGCTTTAATTTGTGAGCCGTTGTTATATCTTAACGACAGCTTGTTATCTTCAGTACATTTTTGTTTTAACCAACTTGGTAAGTTAGCGTGCATAACTCTTACTTTAGTTACTAGGTTTTTAGCAGTATCTTGTTTAGTGGCAATTACCAATATATTTTTATCACTATGAAAAGTCATCATCCATAAAGAGTATCCAGCAGTTAGTGTTGATAAACCTAACTGTCGAGCTTTTAATATTATGTTAAATCTATGTTCTTCAAATGTCTGTAGAGATTTTTCTTGAAAATCCCAAAGATGAAAGGGGACTTTACCTTTCATTGGGTGTTGGACAACACAGTACTTTTTTAGAAAGTATATAGGGTCTTTTGCGGACTTCGTATATTCTTTTTTAATTACTTCTTTGAGTTGTCCATTTTTCATTATATTTTTCCTAATATAAACCCAATACCCAACCAAAGGTACTGATTTTCATACCATTTCGGTTCGACTAATTCAACTAATTTCTCATTCATTTCATCACGAGTTTTTAACAGGATAATTTGTTTGTCTTTGGCATCTAATAGTAAAGAATCAACATCTGCTTGTTCTTCCATTTTTTCAACTAACTCTTCACATATTGAGAGTGAGTTAGCTATCCGAGCACTATCAGCTTGCAGTTCTTTTATGTTATTAGCGATATTTATCATCTCTTTTTGAGTAAGAGTAACATCCTGACCTCTGACCGCAGACATAACAAAAAAGATTACCATAAAGTATTTTAATATTTTCATACTAAACCTCATTTGCTTTTAGCAAATTTACGAAGAAAATCTACTGCTTCGTCAGCATTATCCTCATCAAATACCTTTTCCATTTTTTTAGTTTTCTTTTTGCTATTGGTAAGTTTTCTTTTTAAGTTACCAATCTCTTTTTTGGAAGCCTTCTTAGTGACTTCTAATTCTTTAATTTCTTTTTCTACTTTCTTCTCTTCTTTTTTGTTTTCCTTAATAACCTTTTCAAGTTCCTTAACCTCTTTACTCTTAACAGCCTTAGCTGCAAAAAGACCACCAATGATTCCAAAAAAACCAAGTACTAATTTCCATATCTTCATAACTGTTCCTCTAATTTAACTAAAGTTTTATTATATTCTTCTAATGCCTCATCAGCCATACTTTTAATTTGAGAAGTATCTACATCCCATTTTTCTTTCTCTAATTCTGGATGATTAACACCAACATTATTAAACCATTCTGGAGCTTTCATATCTCTCCACTCTTCTATTGCCTGTATCTGTTCTTTTATAAAAGAAATTTTATTTTTTAATATTTTTTGATTTTCCCACTCTTCATATTTACCCTCTAATCTAAGCTTGTGTTCAAATTTTACCTGACAATCAAAACAATGCCCATAAAGATTCCACATTTTATCATCTAATTTTTTATTCATTACTTTTTTGCAAGACTTACAAAACAAAGGCATTCTAGCTTCCTGCATCAGTTCTGTCATCTTACTAACTCTATCACCCTTTTTTTCTTTTTTTCCTTCGTATCCAACCATAACTCTTTTTTCAGGTGTTTTGCCTGAGAGTAAATCTCCCAATACTTTGTTTTGTCTCTCTGATTCTTTACTATATCCCATTATAACTCCTATACGAACTTTAACATACCTAATATTTGATTTGCTGGTGCAAATGCTCCAGTGTACTTATACAATTTACCTTTGTAAACAAAAGTAATTCCTTCCGATGGAACTACTGCTTTTAAACCACCAATAGCGTTTAATCTATCCAATTGCGTTCTTAATGTGTTTAATACTTTTGTGTCTTTAGATTTTTTTACTTGGTTAATCGCTTTAACCAAATCCTTTTTCATTCTTTGTGTGGCATCAGAGGGATTAGCAGCTATAAAATCTTTTAGATTGGAAAGTATTTCAGCACCCAACTCAAAGAAGAGCACTTCCCAATCTCTAATATGCTGTTTTTGCAATTTAGCATGATCAATTTTGTCTGTTGTTAAAATCCAATCTAAAAATTTAGGATACTTCTTTAAGTCTTTTCTAATCATCGGAACTTTATAAGACTTATCAAAGAATGCCCATCTTCTTACCAATTTAGTTAGTATCCTATTATCAGGATTTTTGTAATCAGTTTGTTTAGCACCATTATAAATATACTCCATCCAATATGCTTGATGATAATCAGACAACGTATCCTTGTCTTTTAGTCTATATTCGTTTTGAAGTTTTTTCAATTTTCCTAAAAAGTAACTTTGCCTTTTGCTAAAATCTTTTACTTTTGGTAAATTAGCTATAAATGGTTTTTCAATCTTAAATGCTTTTTGTACATCTTGGTTTACCTGTTTTATCATACCTGCTAATATTCTAGCACTTCCCCTATCTTCTCCAATCGGTGAACCATCAGAGTCATACTCTATTGTTCCATGAAACTGTAGTAAAGATTTGTCATAAGGTATGACGTTTGCTGTCTTTGGATATATTACTTCTAAAGACATAAACTTTTTGCCTTCGTCAAATATTTTATTTTTTTGAGCATCACTTAATTTACCTATTGCTCTTTGTAAATCTCTCATAGCATAAACAAAGGCTTTTTCAATATCACCCCTACCAGCAAACATAGTTTTTACACCATTAATATCCAATGCTCCAGCACCATAATTTTTGATGTGACCTTTATTACGAGCAGCTAAAAGTTTATCATCTTTCCAACTCACCATTATATTTTGACCATCTGTTTTTTCTGTAACGGCACCTTCACTATCAAGCTTACCCTGTAGTGTATTAATAATTAGTGTCTTAAAATCCCCAAACGTTAAATTTTTATCATCAAAGGGATGATTTAGGTGTCCATAAGCTCCACCCATAAGTAATAACTCCTTTTCTTTACTTCTTTGTCTTAGTTTATTTTTTGAATTTATATTTTCTTTTAATTCTATTTCTTCACCACTGTAACTATCTCCATCAGCACCAGCTGCAAATAAAGAACCTATTATATTATTAATAGCAGCTGTAGTACCCATCCAATTTACTATTTCCCAACCTAATGGTTCTACTACGGAAGCCATCCACTTTTTGTACTTCCCAACTGCTCTGGTAGAACCTCTATCTTGACCATGATCTAAGTAAGATAATGCCACAGACCTATACTGGTTTTTAATTGAATTCTTAGCGTTATCACTCAAAGCATAATCTACAACTTTCCATCCAGCTTCTTTGTACATAGAATCTATCCACTTTTTAGAAGTTGTTTTGTAACTACCATAATTTTTGTAAAATGTAGAAGGACCATCATCTAAATTTCCACTAGGTGTTCCTGTTGCTTCTAGTAAAAATTCATTTATTAATTCATCTGATAAGTCGTATGATTCAAATAACTTTTTAAACTTATTAGTCATCATATTATACACGCCTTTGTCATAGTATCCAAATACTTTTTTAAATCCTTTCAGTCTTTCACTATCATCAACATTTGGGTCTCCCAATAATTGC